CGAAAGGGAATCCGTTGGCTACCAACGTAAACGAGCGAGATCAGGCGGGCCGGACCCCTCTGCACTACGCGGTGATTGACGTGCCACATGATCGTGAATACCTCGCCGCGCGCCGTGATCCAACGCGCAAAGACGAAGTGCGGCAATGGGAAATCAACTACCGGCTGAACAACTCGCGCAATCTCATCGACTCCGGAGCCGACGTAAACGCCGTGGACGATGAGGGAATGGCGCCACTGCACGCGGCAGCGGCGGCCGACAGTGCCGAGGTAGTGCGGCTGCTGCTCGACGCTGGCGCGCAGGTTGACCCGCAGAACACCAGGGGCGAAACGCCGCTTCGATGTGCGGTGCAAGCCGCGTGGAGTGTGCCCGAGAGCTTGCAACTACTGCTCGACGCCGGGGCTAACCCGTCCATTCCGTCGCAGAACGGCAGGAGCGCGCTAGATTTCGTGCGCGACTACGGCAAACCTGAACAGAAGGCCATCTTCGGCGTGGACTGAAACGACGAAACCGCCCCCACCCGGTGAGGGTGAGGGCGGTTCGGTTCGGACAGCGGGTGTATCAGCTCGGCAAACGCTCGATCAGCTCACGGATATGTTCGTCGGCCTGGCCTCGCTCCTTGCGCTCGGTTCGCATTTCCTCGCGCAGGCCACCGATATCGAGAGCCTGTTGATTCTGTTGTGCCTCAATCCTGCTGATGCCCTTGAGTATCTCGTCGAGATCGACTCGCATGTTGGTGTCGTGATCGTTTTCGGTCTGTTCTCGAATCGCCCCTGTGTCGTCGGCGATTGCGCCGAGTGCCTTGCCGACCTTCTTGCGATGAGCGAACGTTGCAGTCCCCCAAGCTGCTGCGACCGATGCCGCAATCGGGGAAATCAGCACCATCGCCAACGCGGCGAATTCCTTGGGAGAATCGATATCAGTGACGTTGACCATCTCCCTCAGCAGGCTCACCGGCCGCCGCCAGCCACCAGTTTGAACAGACTGGACGGCACAACCGCCTTGGTCGCGGACGCGGTGCCGGGGTTGCCGCGCTTGATCGACCACAGCGAGAACAGGATCGATACGAAAAGCGTCCCGGCGCCGCAGTCGAGTCCACGCTCCCAGTCGATCTCCGAGAGCGCCACCGTGCCTTGGCCCGTCGCGACAGCACCGGCCGCACCGAGCAGGTTCGCGCCGACAATGAATCCGCCCGCGAATGTCTTCGCGGCGCGCTCCCCCGCGTCGACCGCGAACTCCTTGGCCCATGGCGGGATGTTTATCTGCATGACTGGTCCTCTCGGATGTGGGGTTGTGGATAACCGATTCGGTGAATTCGGTGGTCTGGCTTACGGTGAGCGGAGTCCCTGCGCGCTCTCCTCGCGCGGGGCCCAATGGTCAGGGCAGTGCGTTGACGAGCTGCGCGGCTTTCTCGACTGCGGTCATGCCGTCGAACACTCGGTGGCCGGGGTCGTTGTACATGTTGTGGTCCTGGCTGATCACGAATTTGAGCAGCTTCTGCAGCGAGACAACGATGTTCCCGATGTTGAAGATCATCGCGAGCAGGTTCGGCGTCTGGTTGGTCCCGCTGCCTGTGATCAAGGGCAGCAGCCCGGCGAGCTGGCCGAATCCCGCGAGCATCGGATTACCAGTCAATCCCAGTGCGGCACCGCCGAAGCTGGTCAGGTGCCCGAGCTGGCCGACAAAGAGGTTGAACAGGTACATGGCGAACTCGGGCGTCGCCTCCATGCGAACCAGGATGTCGTAGAACAGCGGCAACAGCCCCGCCGCGTTGGGGTACATGTCCCCCGGCAGCGTGAAGCTGTAGTACCGGTTCAGAATCCAGTCCGGCGGGAAGTCCTCGGAGATCCCGTGCCCACCAGGGTTATTGCCGAGCAGCGTCGGGCCCTCGGGCCGGTTGGGGTCGCCGAACTGAATGACCTTGGCGATTTCGTCGCGCCGGTCTGCCGGCCACCGGTTCAGGAACTCGACAAGACAGCCCGCACCGCCCGAGTAGCCGAACAGCACCTTCTTGCGGCGGTCCGGGAGCGCGAACTTCCGGCCCTCAGCCACGCCGTCTTCGATCATGTCCAGATAGCTGTGCGTTGGGTCGTTACCGATCATGAACGCGTTGGTGTTGTATCCGAGACCCTGAATGTCGAACCGCTCGCGGTCCAGCAGTTGCATGGTGTCCCAGCCGAATCCGTTGTCGTATACGCCCCAGGTGCCGGTCCAGCTGATTGCGTAGTACGGCTTGACCGACGGTGGGACCTCAGTGGCACCAATCAGCAGCATTTGCGTCTTGGTCGCCCAGTCGAACGCCGGACTGTTCGGGTCGAGATCCGGTCCGGGCTTGTAGCCCTTGACCACCTCGGTATGCCGGTTGTTCTTGAATTGCCGCTGCGCCTCCAAATAGTCGGCGTCGATCACGTCACCGGTCGTGCCCTTGAGCTTGGCGCCATAGCTGAACCGCGACAGGTACTTACGTGCGGCCGGGAGCAGAGGGTCGCGCTCGCCGATCTCGTCGGGCGGGGTCCAGGTCATGATGCGTCCTTTCCGATGGGGGCGAAACCTTCGATACCGAGGCTCTTGCCGATGACGGCCAGCGCGTTGACGACCGTCCGGCCGCCTAGCTGCGTCCATTCGATGCGCAGCTGGTCCCAGATCTCGCGCGGGTAGTCCGGCGGCGTAACGGGCGGGGGAACCACCGGTGGCGTGGTGTTGGCGCCGCTGTACTTGGCGACGGCAGCGCTGAATACGTCCCACGGGAAGTTGGGGCCAACGTCAGTGTGGTTATTGCCGTCTCTGAGGAACTTGGTGCAGTAGTTATGATCCGCCGCACCTGGGGGGGCGCTGTAGTTCGGAGCGATCACCCGCGCCTTCAACTTCGGATACTTGGCGCAATCCTGAACAAACAGGTACGCCGCCGCTTCGATGGTGCCGCGTTCGTTGTCCAGCCATTCTTGGCGAGTCCAATCGGAACGGCTGCCCGCGATGCAGAAGTTGATTGATCGGCTATTGGAGTTCCCGACCGCCCAGCACGCCTCATCGGTGTCGACACAGTCAACAACCGTGGTGCCACCGTCGTTGGCCATGCTGCCCGTGTAGTGGTAGGAGACCGGGTTGGCGCTCCCCTTCGTAGATTCCAGGAAGTTTCGCAACTCAAGCGCGGCGTCATTGCGGTTGTCGCTCCCCTTCGGCGGCTCCTGTGTGTGGAGCAGCCAGAGGTCAACATCCGCAACATTGCGGTCACTTGAGTTGCCCGACAGGAAGAATGGAAATTCGTTGAAGTCAGGGCGATTCGAGTCAGGCACGGTGGTCCCTCCAGTCTTGGGCCAGTACTTGTCGAGATACGGGGTGACGGTCGCGATGCGAGACTTGATTTCGGTGAGGTATGCCTTGCGGCCGTGCTCGTACCAGTACTGCGCGCTGGGCCAGTTCGGGCGCTGCTGCATCCACGCGATGTTGAGCCAGATATCGCTACTAGCACCGGGCTTGCGGCGCCACGTATCGAGCTTGTCGAAGAACGCTTTGACCTGCGCAGCGGCACCATCGAACCGATGAACATAGCTGGCATCCTGTTGCGCGACACCGTAAGTGGTGTGCGTCGGATCCCAGACCTCCTCGTCCCATTCCGATTCTTGGTAAAGCGTCGACTTCACGGCAAGGCACTCATCGTGGGTGTAGCCGCGTCGCCTGGCCTCGCCAACGATGAGTTGAGCCACTTCATCTTCAGTGGTCACTTGCGGCCCTTGAGGATGTCGCCAATCAATGATCCCGGAAGGTTGGCCAGGGACGCCAGGCTGTCGAGCAGCGGGAACCGCCTCGCCATCCGGCCAACTAGACCGTCGAACAGCTTGTCGTCGAGGCTGCCCGGGATCTGGTCTGTGAGGCGATCGATAGCGCCGTCGAGGCGCTCGACGAGGCGGGCCTCGATCCGGTCCAGGATCGCCGCGAGACGCTTGTCTACGGCCGCCGCGACCTTGTCCGCAATCAGATTGAACAGCTGATCACGCCAGCTGACACTAGGTTTCATCATCCGTGCTTTCCCTTCTCGATACGTGGGTCGAACTTGTCCATGCGGTCGCTTACGTAATGCGATGCCCACCAACCAATTCGGAATGAGACAACCGCGAGCGCGAGGTAGAACGCGCCGTACCTGGACAGTTGCGCGATCATCGTGCGTTCCGCGAGAATGGGAATCCGGCGGTTGTGATGGCGATGCTGCTCCGCCCTACCAAAACGCGAAACTCGCCAGGGTGGCGCTTTCGGGTCGACACGGAGGCGCCACCCGTCATCCCTCGGCTTTGTAGCCACCGCGCAGGCATCGCTACACACCCCAGAACTTGAAAATCGGTGTGACATCAACCTGTAGAGGTTGCGATCCGTCGTTAACGGTGAGGGACACCGGCAGCACTTCTGTGCGCAGCAGGGTTGCGCCGTTGAATACGCCGTACCGGTTGATCACCGTGCCGTTGGCCACGGTGGACGCGGGGATCGAGATCGTGACCAAGGAGCCGGTGGACGATGCCTTGTCGGTGCTGGATTCGGTGACATCGACCGGGGTGGCCCAAGTCGTGTCCGCGTAGACAGTGCCAACACGCGTGGCGCCTGCGTACAGCCCAATTCGGTTGCCGAGTCCGGTGATTGCGGCGCAGCATGCGCGGCGGTGAGCCGCCTGGTATTCGGACATGTGAGACCTCTCTGTCGGTTATGGGGTTTCCCAGTTGGTCCAACCGGTGACGCGCGGGGTGTATCCGAGGACGACGTTGCGTGGTGATTCGGTTGTCCACGGGTAGTCCTTGTATGGGCCGATCACGGATTTGAGGTAACTGCATCCGGGTTCGCCCTCGATCATCAATCCGCCGAAGGGCTGGTATTCGCCTGTAATGACGTAGGTTTCGTTGACCTGAAACCAGAGGTAGTCATCGATGTTGACCGGCAGGCTGTCGTCGTCGAAATCCCAGATGGTGCCGTTCAACTTGGGTACGTACTGCAGAAGGCATTCGCCGACGTTCTGGTCATGCGGGGCCGCGTCCAGGTAGTAGTTCCCATTGACCAACCCGATTGGGCCGTCGTTCATGTAGATGTCGAAATACGAAGACTCACGAATGCTGAAGAAGTGGATACGGAACGAAAGTTCCTCAATTTCATTGGGGGTCAACATTTCCTGCCGTTCTATCGCGAGCTACTGGTAGGCGCGGCACCATGCGCCGCCAGCGCCACCGACACCGCCGGGGCCGCCGAAGTTGGCGCCGCCCGCACCTGCTCCGCCGGGCGCATTGCCGGTGCCGCCGTCGGAGGTCTGCGTGCCGCCGCCGGGGTAGGTCACGCCGTTGTAGATCCGATTGCCTGGTCCGGGGCCGTCGTTGGCGTTGATGCCGGTGGGATGTTGCGGGCCCCCGGCTCCGCCTGCGGCCGAGAGTCCGGCCCATCCGGCGCCGATGACGGTCGTTGCAGCTCCCGCGCCTCCGGCCGTTCCGGAGAATCCGCCACTACCCTTGGCGCCGCCTGCACCGACAACGAACGTCAGGACTGTTGTCGTCCAAGGGATATGGACGCCGCGCTCCAAGGTGACAGTGGCCCATGTGCCTGCGCTGCCAGGAAAGCCGCCGAGTAGGTAGAACGTGCCCGAGCTCGCGCCGCCGCCGCCTGCGCCGACCAGTGCGAGATCGAGGTACCGACTCCACACCGGGATGGGGCAGACGGTGGTGCCGACTGCGGTAATGGGGGTCAGCACGGCGGCTTGCGGGGTGAATCGCGCTGTGGCGGTGTCGGCCCCGACGCCGTTGATGGCGCTGCCTGGCAGCCAAATACGGGGCAGCAGCGCCGTGCCCGTAGCCGTGGCGGCGTCGATGGCCGTCAACCGGGGCCGCATCAGCGCCAGCTCGGCGGCGATGGCGGCATCGATGGCGCGCACACCGGGACGGGCCGAGTCCGCGCCCACCCCAGCATCCCGAACGGTCAGCCGTGGACGCACAACGGCTGGGTTGGCGCCGAGACCGGCATCCGTCGCTGCTACTCGTAGTGCTGCGCGCGCGAGATCCGCACCGACACTGCGGTCGATACCCGGTTGCGCCAATCGCAACACGCGCGCGAGATCCCCACCGACAGCCGAGTCAGTGACGGTCAGGCGAGGTATCCAGACCCACTTGCCGTTTGATGTTGGAGGCGGTGCATCCGGGTTCGTCGACCACTTGCCCGACTGCTGCGATGGCGCGGTCGGGTTGGGAGACCAGGGCATCAGACCGCCTTGATAGCGCCGTACCCCGCTGCACCCCAGCCGCCCGTACCGGCGCTGCCGCCGGTACCACCGCCACCGCCTCCGCCGCCACCACCCGGCCCGTTACCGGGGGCACCGTTGACGGCACCTACCGAGGGGCTGGCAGCGGTGTTCGGACCGCCCTTGAACAGGCGAGCGGAGAACCCGACATCGCCGGGGCCGTAGCCCACCGAGTCGCGGTTGTAAAAGCTGCCGTAGGCCAGGCGCCCCAGTCGGCCGCCCACGCACCGCAGCAACTCGCTGTTGTCGGTTCCGTTGCGGAACACGATGTCGTGACCAATCTTGCCGTCGGTCTCCTTGGTCCCCGGCTCGCCACCGATGCCAGCGGGTGAACCCACGCGCTCGGACTGCACCGTGATCTGAGTGACGGCAGCGCTGATGTCCACACCGCGCTCCAGCCGCAACCTGTTCCAGGAACCGCCGCCGCCGCCCTCGCCGGGCTTGTTCCAGCCGCCGTCACCGCCGCCACCTCCACCACCGCCACCGCAGCCCACGAGGTACAGAACAGTGCTGGTAGCCGGGATGTCGTACGTGGCAAGGGGCAGATTCGACCCGGTAGAGGAGTACTCCGTCCACTGAGCTGCCAAGTTGGTCGATTCACCGAGGGCACCCCACACCGGCGTGAACTCCACGTGCCCGCCAACCAGGGTGGGCAGGGACGTGTAGCCGGTGCCACCGTCCTGGGCAAAGAACAGTGGGATGTTCTGCACGACTTCCAGCACGGTTGGCATTCCCGGCGTGGTGTACAGGCCCTGCGGGTTTCCGTTCTGCAATACACCGATAAATACGGTTTGGCCCCTGGCCACCGTCAACCCCGGCGACGGAATTGTCAGGGCCTGCACCCGGCTGGTGCTGGCCAGCAGTGACTTGACGTTGCCGAGATCGACTACCTTCTCTATTTGCAACGACGCGTTAATGCGGTACACGCCCACAAAGCACTGCGTCATGCCGTTGCCGGTGACGGCGAATTTAACCGTTCGATATGTGCGCTCGACGCCCGGCGTAATGGGTATAAACACCAGCTTCTGGTTGGCGGGTACGAATGTCGACTGTGCATTGATAATGGGGAACGACACATCGTCATTGATGCCCGTGGACATCCAGCGAGGGGTGAGTCGTGGCAGGTTCACGACATCGGAGGCGTACACCGCTGCGGCATAGGCGTCGTCGGCCTTTTGCTTTAGCGCAGCGGTCGCGATGGATACATCGACAGGGCCCCTGCCAGTAGATCCGTCCCCAAATACCGCATTCCAGAGGTTGTTCCACGTGTCCTTGAGATCTTCCCCGATATCGGCGCTGCCGATCGGGCTGTGCACCTTGGCCGGGGGCAGCTTGGGAATATTGCCCAACCCGAGTAGCCCGATGATCTCCTCGGCCGTGATCTTGCCGTCGGCGGTGATCGCGGCGAACCGCTGCTCAAACTCGGCGATGCCCGAATTTGTCTGCCCGCCTATGGTGTCGAAGAATGAGCGCCACTTACCCAGCAGCGGGCCCAGATTCGACATCACCGATGTGACATTCGAGAAGTGCACCCGGCCAGCGGTCGCCCCCTCGGTCACTACCAGGGTTACCGTCGCGGACTTCACCGATCCGTTCGTCGGTACCGACCATGACCCTGAGAGGCTCGCGCGTACCCACGATGAATCGGCCGCTACCGGCTGAATCTGCTTGATCACCACATCGGGGAGCTTGGTGCCGTCCGGCCCGAATGGCGTGATGCACAACCGGATCGGGTTCGATCCTGCGGTAGCGGTTACGCCCTGCCACATCGCGGAAGCTGCGATATCGACGGTTTGACCGGCGGCCACGTTGAACGGATCTTTGATGCTGATCGCGTAAAACTGGCCATTGGCGTTGACGTACAGCGACTTACCCGACAGGTGTCCATTCTGAGCGGCGTCAAAACGCCAGTACGGGTTATCCTCCACCATCTTGGGATCGGTGAATCCGCCCGCGCCACCCAGGAGATCGTGAGCTACGTCGGCAACCCAGGAGGCGGGTATGACCCCCTTGAGGAACTGGCCCGCCACCTTGGCGATGGCGGTGAGGATTGATTCCGGGTGCGCGAGATCGATACCCGACAGCGCATTGCGGATGCCCAGGGCCCAGGTGCCGAGGTCTGATTCGTCGCCGTCCTCGATGCCGGTCAGTAGCTCGATCAGATCGCCAAGTCCGGGCTTGTCTTTCGCCCACTCGTGCAGTTGATCGAACGAACTTATTCCGGGGATCAGCGATCCCACGACGGCAAGCACGACGCGGCCGATGAACTGCTCGACGAATTGCTTGCCGAACTCCTGCAGCTGCTGCGGCGTGAATGGCCGGGTCAGCTCATCGTTGCGCTTCTGATGGACATCAGCAGAAGGGATCTCGATCGCCCAGTCCGGCGGCACCGCAGGCACCTCTGATGTCACAGCGGCCACGCCTCGATGGAGAACTGCGCCATGGCGGCGGGGGCGGTGTAGGTGCTGGTGCCCGCCTGGCGCTCACACCGGACGTGCACCGTCGCAGAAGATCCGGCCGCGATGGTGTCGTAGCTATCTGCCTCGGTGCCGGACTGAATAGGCTTGCCCGGCGCGAACATCAGCCTCTCGGTCTGCGTGATGCCGATGCAGCGGCCGACGATGTTGCCGTTGGCCTCGCCGTTGAGACGTGCCAACAGATTGACACGCACGTCTGGCGCCTCACCGGTCACCACGGCGAACCCCTGCGCCCGGATGCGGCGCGCCCATGGCCGTGGCGGAATGTTGATTGGCGCCATCGTGCCGTTGGGGTTACCCGTGCCGACGTTGGTGATCGTTCCGGGGTAGAACACCTCGGGGATCTTCTGCGGGACGAGCTCAAACCCGTTGAGGCCCGGCTTTACGGCGGGGATCCACCCAGCCTTCGGCAATGTCGATAGGTCGAGGGGATTCCACACCATAGTGCCGTCATTACCCTTGCCGCCCTTATGAATCGCCAGGCTGAGCTTCCACTTCCCTGGCGTGGTATCCGTGGGGGGCGTGATGAGCGTGAATGACGCGGAGTCTGGAGTGGTGTCGCCGGGCTCCAGTGGGGTAAAGGCAACCTCGGTGTCAAGCTCGGCATGCTTGCCGGGAGGGCCTTGTTCGACGCCTGAGACACCTCCCATGATCCCGCCGTCTTCACGCAGCAGGACGAACGAGACGCCGGTGCCATCGACGGGGACAAGGTTGATGCCTTGCCCCTGGTAGTACCGCGCACCATTGAAAGTGACTATCGGCCATGCCATATGAATTACCTCCGGTCAGGACTGGGGAGCGAGTGTGACGACGTTGATGGCTTCAAATGCGCCGGTGATGAAGCGCTGGAACTTGCCGAGCGGGGCCTCGTCGCGGCGTCCGTCGCCGAGGGTGACCGTCACCGTGCTCTCGGTCGGACTGATCCGCCACATTCTGTTTTCGATGTAGTCGGTCACCATCTTGGTGCGGCGGTGATACACCAGGCTCATCAATCCGCCCTTGAAAATGTCTCTACCCCAGGCATATTGGTCACCGTTGCGGAAAGTCACCTGCGCTGTGGTAGCGCCCGCCGAGTCGAAAAGCGCATTGATGAATGCGAATACGGTCTCGATGTTGTACGGGGCGCTGGCGGTGGGATAGAACCGCTCGACTGCCGGGTGGTACGGGCCAACCTCGTCGCGGCGCTCGTAGTGCTGCAGCAGCTGGAATGCCAGGAAGCTGTTGTTCAGGAAGCCTGACAATAGATCTGACGGGATACCCGAGAACCCCACCACGATCATCAGGGAATCGATCAGCCAGGCGAACGTGGCATTCATAAGGTCGTTGAGTCAGATTTAGCCCTCGGGCTGGTGCCCCCCGGCGGTTAAGCCGAGGGGCACCAGCCCATTTGGGCGATCGGCCCCCGATTATGTGTTGCCAACCCTCTGGGGTGTGGTTGGTGATACGGGCCGAGATGATCGACGAATCCTCGCCGTTCTCGGGTGCAACCAGGTATGCGTATGGCTGCTCCCAATCGACTCCAAGGATCGGCGAGTAGAACACGCCATCCATGCCCGGCACCTGCTTGATGACCGGCTTGAAGATTCCGCCAAGCGAGCCGCCGAGGTCGATCACCGTCTTGATCACCGAGTCGGCGACGGTCTTGGTAGGGCCTTCGAGCTGCAGACGATCGGCCGTCGAAAACACATAGGTGGGCTGGTCCAGCGTGATCCACTGATCCGGCTGCGGGTCGCCCGGACGCCAGAGGTCCATGCGGGTGTCGACACCGTAGGACCGGGTTACGTCCTTGATGACCGTTCCGCACGTCTCCATGCGAACTGTCTTGGCGCACAGTGGTGATGTGTCCAGGAATGGGTTGGTTCGCTTCACATATGTCGGGGTGCGCAGCATTCGCCCGAAGGTCTGCATTGTGAGCCCGTCGCGCTTGAGGGCCTGCAGGATTGTGCCGAACCATGCTCGGATATCGCCATTGAGCGACAGACCATTGTTGATGAATTCCAGCCATCCCGACTGAATGCGAATTGCGCACTCGGACACCATGTTCTCGATGCAGGTCTGCAAGGCCCAAATGAATACTGCATGCGAAAATGGCTGGGCCTGAATGGGGAGGAACCACGACGGCCAGATGACGTAGTAGTTCAGTATGTCCCAGATCCCGCGTGCCTCAACGGTTCCCGTCCACATGCTGTCCTGGTACTCCCAGTCATGCTTCTTGACGTAGAAGTTGCTGCGCTCGCCTGCGGTCTCCAGCTCTATACCGACCATCGTGTTGCGGCAGTCCATGAACAGCTCGACGAGCGGGCTATCGCCGGTGTGCTTGAGCCGGGCGGTTGGGCAGTCATTGCGAGGGTCCGAGCCGGACCCTTCCATCAGGTCTCGGCCCAGTGACCCCATCGGCGTCCACATCTTGTCGCAGACAGTGAACCGAAAGTCGGTATCTACCTTCGACTTCTTCTCGGTGAGCCAGCGCGCCGTGGCTGCGATTCGCATGATGTCGCCGGAGCGAATGGCCGCGTTCCAGCGTTCTTGGTCGGACATGGACACGACTAGATGGCCCCTGGGACGCAGGGGCGTGAGGCGATGCGCATCAGAGTGGGTATCTCCGGCGGGGTGTCCCCGAGGCGATTATTTTCGAGTCAGCATTGCCGTTGTCGATCGCCACCTTGACGAAGTACGGCTTTGCCGGTGCGCCAGGCGATTTAGCTGGGATAGCCGCATTCTTTGAGAACCGGCCCTTGAGGTACTTGTAGAAGTTCCCTTGTGGCGGACGGATTCCGAACAAAGACTTGAGCTGATCACCGAATGCTGAGCTGTTCATTCCAGCGAAGCTCACGAACTTTGAGACTGCATCCTGGAAAAGGTCGAGCTCCTGTGGGGCAGGGGGAACCGATGTCAGATCCTGCACCAGCGTTGTGTGCACGCGAGGATCGGTGCGCAGGAACACAATCTGATTCGGCAATAGCGGTCCGAACTCCACAAACTCATCCGAACCGGGGCCGTCGTAGATCTTGAACATACCCGGCCCGAACAGGGTGTAGTCGTCGTACATCTTCTGGTCACCGACGTTGATGCGCTTGAGGAATCCCGATTGTGCGACCTCGGAATTGTCTCCGGCCGAAATCTTGCGGATGCTCGACGGGGTCGCTTGGCTGATCAGTGCCGCCCCGGCGAAGGCGCCATTTCCTACTCCGCGATGCACCGCACCCAGGGGTGAGCCGGTGCCGGATTCCTTCACGGACAAGATCTCGACGCCGTTGCGTAACACCTTGAACGTGCGAGGGTCTCCCTCGTATCCACAGACCAGGGTGAACTTCTCACTGGGCAGCGGGGCGACAAGCATTCCCAGGGGCCAATTGCGCAGCGTTGTCTCAACGAAGTTCACCGTGTAGAACAGCCGCAGATACCCGCCGCCGTACTCGACGAAAACTCCATCGCCTCCCCAGCTGCCATCTGGCTTGCGATTCATGCGCCCGCCGAGAAGGTTTCGGCCTGAGTCGGGTAGTGACCACTCCTGAAAGCCGCCATGCACCTGCGAGATGACCTGGTTGTCGGTGTCGGTATCAAACCCCGGCCATGGGCCGTTGATGACGCGCCGCCACTCGGTCCCGAACCCGTGTTCGGGATCGTCCCACCAAGTCATTTGACCGTTGTAGGAAGTGCAGAACCCCCCGCCAGTTCCCGTGTAGTACTGCGGGACATCACCCAGATTCTTGGTGGGGCGGTGGTCCGCGTCGAAGCCGTCGGTCATTGCGTCGTACGTGAACGTGAATGCGTCGCTGTGGTCGTGCGTCTTCCATAGGCCCGTATCGGCCTGCAACCGCAACGTGACTCGCTGCGATGTGTCGCCGCGCATGCCGCCGACTGGATCCGTCTGGCCGCCCTGGAACCATCGAATGTCGGCCCACCAGTGCCCAGCCTCGTGGTCGAAGAATTCCAACTTCGACTGCTCGATCGCGTCTATAGAGTCGATGAGATGGCGGTGTACGCGCCGCACGTGCTGGCCGTCGCGACCTGAGCAGTTGACCGTCAGCTGCACCTCGATCGGGTCGAGCAGCGCGTCAACGTGATGGATGCCGTCCTCTGTCGCCCCCTTCTGAGTTTTGTGCTTCCATGGGGGGATAAGGCCTTTGAGCCCGTCGCGCACGACTCGCACGCACTCAGGGGCCGCGTACCTATCGGGGATCGAGAGACCGCCGAGCATGTAGAACACGACTGAGCCGTCGTAAGCGGTGAGCCACATCAGCGGCTTCTCGCCGTTGACCATGTGGTACCAGCCGTGCGGCGTGACGGGCCCGGCGGGATAGGTGATTGTCATCGTCACATCCCCGGCGCTCTGTTTTGTTCCTGCTGGTGGTAGGCGATGTCGCGGCCGGTGCCGTCTTCGGTGGCGCGGTTGTTCGTGACGTTGATGTTCGTGTCGCCAGCCTTGCCCTGACCACTGCCGTCCTGGCCCTGGCCACCTTGGTTTGGCTTCTTGTCTGCGGTCGCCTTGCCCGCCATGTTCGGCAGCGCGGGTGCGGCGCCCGCGATCCCGCCGAGGATCTTCGTAACCCACGACTTGTTGGCCAACTCCGAACCACCAGTGGGCAAAAGGGTGTCCATCAAACCTTGCACGCCAATACCGGCCACCTGCCCGCCGTACTGGATTGCGCGGTTGGCCAGCTTCATGCCGGTCTGCGCGGCCTGCCCGGCTCCGGGCGCGAACAGGTCCCCAACGCTGGCGGCCATGCCCATCGCGGTGTCGAGAGTGCCGCCGGGTGTCATGCCCACGCCGCCCTTGCCGGAGCCGGAGGCGGGCTCTACGCCACCGATCCGGGTGGCCGATGGGCTCCAGCCCTGGGACGGTCCGGTGAGGCCGCCCGTCCCGCCGCCGACCAGTGCCGGGTTGGTTAGGCCGGGGTTGGCCATCGCGTCCTCTGTCAGGGGTGCGTACGCCTGGGTTGCGGGCGCGGTTGACCCGCCTGGCGTGTACGGGGGTGCCGGTGGTGCCGACTGCGATCCGGTTGGGCGGTAGTAGCGCGATGTCAATGCCGGGTCGTCAGCACCCTGGCTGCCGTCCATGCCGCGCTGGGCCGCCGCTGCGTCACTGCCCCAGTTGATGTTTGTGCCGCCTGGCAGGGTCGCCTGCATGTGTGCGGGGTTGTAGGCGACGCGGAAGTCGCCGGGCCCACCCGTGCCGGGCATGAAGCCGCGTTGGGTCAGCCACTCGGCCGCATTACCCGTCGAAAGATCACGCCCCGCCGTCGGCCGTCCATCCATGATGTCGACGAGATCCTCGACGGCACTGGAACAGTCGCCAATTCCCTTGGTGAGATCTCCCACGCCCGGTTGTGAGACGTACTGGCCAGCCTTGACGTTCGACATCAGCGCCGCGTCGCCGGGGTATTGTGCGTACCCGCCGCGTGCCGGATATCCACCACCGGGGTATCCGGCCGACGGCGCGACGCCGGTGTACTGCGACCCGAAGGCGCCCTGTGCGGCGAGGATTCCCATCGCCCCGTACCCACCCTTGGACGGATTCGCCTGCGCGACCGCGCCCAGCTGCCCGAGCAGGGGTGCAGCAGCCATGTTCGCCAGGAATTTCGTCAGGTTCTCAGCCAGCCCCGGCAGGCCCTTCGATAGGCCGAAATCCTTGTCCAGAGCGGCGCCGATTTGATCCATGCCAGCGCCAAAGCTATTGGCCGCAGTCTCCATCTTCTTCCACGTACCTTGCTGCGCCTCAGCCAGTTTGGCCTCTGCGGACTGCAGCGATCGACCGGCCTGCACCAACTGCGCGCGAGCGTTGTACTTCTCCTGCTCGCTGGCGTCGGCCTTGGCTTCGACTTCGAGGAAGTGGAACCGCGCATTCTGTAGGGATGTCTTGGCGCTCAGCTGCGACGATTCGGCGTCGAAGATCCGACCCTGATCCACTTGGTAGTAGCCGTACCCCGGCTTCGCATACGGGTTATCGCCGGTGCCCCACATGATTTGTGGCTGCGCACCTGGCGTAGGCGCCGGGCCGGAGGTGGCTGTCTGCCTGCCTGAAATGCCCTCTTCACCAGGGAATTTCCCCAACGGAACACTGTCGAGTGACCACGCGGACGCGGGGGCGTTGAACTTCGCCTTCTCTTCATCCGCCGATGGCATGTGCCCCTGCTGGCCATGCTGAATCTCTGGAGTGACCGGCTTCGGTGCCAGGGGTGATCCCGGTGGAATGGGCGCACCCGGTGTCGGATTGACCAGATTGCCCAGGAGTCCGGTGCCGCTCCCGACGGGACCATTCGCACCCCCGCCGGGTGACTGCAGGAACGCGCCAGGGTTGTTGGGATCCACGACAGGCGTCGGTGGCCCTGGGGTAACACCGGGGCCCGGCCCGCCAGCGCCGTGGAAATCCTTCGACCTATCGAGCGCGTCGCTAAAGAAGTTCGGTAGAGATGAGCCGAAGAAGCGCCCAATGGCCGTGTCGGCCAGCCACTCCTTGGCTGTCGTCATTGCTTCATCAATGTTGCGGCCCAACTTGTTCCAGGCGTCCGCATGCTGGTTGATGCTGTCGGTAGCTTCGTCCGTCTTACCGGCGACATCGCCCATCTGACTTGCGGCGGTATTGAGGTCCGCCGCCGAGATGGCAGTCTTTGCGTCCTCCCACTTCGTCTTGAACAGAGCCAGCCCAATGTTGTTCTTGTCCAGTGGATCCGAGACATCGTGCAACGCCTGAATGACGGCGGTGAGCGCCTCTCTCGCCGCTGGTCCGCCCTCGGCGAATCTGCGCTTCATGTCATCGGCGTCAAGCCCCAGCGCCGCGAACGCCTGCCTGGTCAGCTTCGATCCATCCGAGACGTTGATGGCCAACTCCTTGATGGAATCGGCTGCCACGTCGGTATTTCGGATTCCGGCATCGGACATCTGTTTCATCAGGCCGAACGCGTCTTGTGCCGAGAGTCCCACGCCGTGCCAGGCGGTGCCGTATTCCTCGGCGGTGTCGAGCAGATCCTCGGAGAGGTTGAGGCCCTTCTGCTGTGCAACGACCAACAGGTCCAGGGCCTCGGTGTAGTCCTTCACTAGGCCGGTGCGGACGAGGTTGCGCGATCCCCTGGCGACGGCCTTGGGATCTTCGTCTATCACCTGCGAGGTTGTCTGGATCCGCCCGGCGTACTTGGCTATGTCATCGGGGGACGCGTTCTGATCGATCAGGCCGCCCTGTAGTCCGAACTGAATGGCTTTCAGGTTGTCCTGCAACGATTCTCCGAACCCGGATGCATAGGCGCGGCCTGCGGCGTCCCCGATCTTGTGCATGGAGGTGTCATCCATGCCCATACGGGTCTGCATCAGATCCTTGATCCGCAGAGAAGCCATGCCGTCGCTTATGGCCGATACCAACCCCGCCATGGCCATAGCGACGGCGGTGCCGATACCGGCTCCCACAGCTGTGCCAAGTGCGGCACCCGCAGCCCGAGCCCCACCAGTTCCTGACATCAGGCCGGAAACCAGATCACCGGCACCCGAGCTGCCGATTGCATTGAGCTTTCCGCCGCCCATGCCGTCCGTCAGGCCCTGCACGATCGTCTGCGCTGCGCTGCCACCGTTTTCGTGCTTGTCGGCCTCCTGGTAGTAGTCGACCAGCGCATCCTTGACGTTGCGAATGGAGCGAGCCTCGGCGCGGCGGGCCTTCTCTACGGCCTCGGACTGTGCGATCAGCTTCTGGTTTCCCGCGCCGGACTTCTGCAGGTTATCGAGCTTCTCCTGCTCGACGCGCAGCTTACCGGCAGCATCACGTGCCTTGTCGTATGCGTCAGATGCTTTGTCGCCAAACTTCTTTAGCGCACTCTCTGATTCCTTGGCCGCACCTCCGATTGCGTCCGAGAGTGACTTGCCAGCGTTCCGGCCTGCCTCCGCCATCACCCGCTCGGCACGATCACCTGCGGCCTTGAATGACCGTTCGTCAGGTGTCGCAGTAATCGGCAGTGGAATTCCCATTGCTCACACCACCTTTCAGCCGAACACGCCGCTGATCAACTTTTCGTATTCATCGTCTTGGTACTGCTCTTGCGCCTCAGCCTCGGCCGCAAGCTCGACGCGCTCCACCGGTGAATGCAGAACGGTGTACTCGTATGGGTGGTCCTCGGTGGAGAATCTCGCCGCGACATACTTGGCGATTTCGTTGTGCATGCGCGCGGTGATTTGAGTGAGCTCCGGCCAGTCGCCGTTACGTCCGAAAGGCGGCGCCGCATGGGTTTTGAACTCTGACCGCTCGGGCAGCCGGTGGATCAGATTCAGCAGTTTTCGAGACGACAGCTTGAGGCATCCGCGTTCGTCGCGGTCGCCACGATGCCACCACGCCATGTCCAGACGCGGATAGAAATGCTCGAAATCGGCCTCGATCTCAAATGGGTACCGACACCAAAGTGCTACTGCATCAAGCACTTTTGGAGTCTGCGGCCATCCTCCTAGCGAGTTGGCGGTTCATCACATTCCAGTGCACCTGGATCTGACCGGGCGCACCCCCGGCGTCGATGAACTTGTTGTAGATGTCATCGCCCATGAGCGCCTTGCATAGCAGCTCGTCTTCGTCGACAGGCTCGCCGTCCTTCTCGTATGGGTAGATGAACTGTTCGACCATCTTGCCGTCGATAATCGGGTGGGGCACAAATTCTTTGGTCATGGTCTTCATGTACCGCTGATGATCCTTGTACCGGGCGCGCTGGTCGGGCTTCATAAAGGCCGGGTTCGGGAGCTCCCAGCTTTCCCCGTTTCCTAGGTCGAAGCGAATGCCCCTCATGCTGCCGAGATACTCGGCAGCAATCGCGGCAGCCTCTTCGGGCTTGACTGGGTTGTCGGCGATGATGTCGGGCTCAGAATCGGTCATGATGATTTCCTTTCGGGCTGAATTGGGCTGGCAATGGGCTGAATTGGGTGATGCTGGCCGGGTGCGTGTCAGCCCAACACGCACCCGGCCAGGTTCCTTACGGCGCCGGGGTGATGGACAGGGCGCCGCCGGTCAGGCCGGTGCCGTCACCGGTGAGGGCCTTGTTCTTGTCGGGAACGGTCACCGTGAACGTCGGCGCAGTGCCAGTCACGGTCCAATCCGAGGCGCCGTAACCGTCATCGAGCGCCACCAGGGCGGACTTCAAAGCGGCCGGGGTGGGGTTGAAGACCACGCCGGTGCTGGGCCCGACATTGCCGTACGAGAAGGTTGCGTTACCGGCGGTCGATGCACCGAAATCGACGGTGTACTTCGACACGGGGCCACGGCCAGTCTCGACCCAGGCGGTGCCACCGACGAAGGTGTGGCGGATGATTGGGATGTACTTGCCATCCACCATCGCCATGAAGAAGCCCGACGGCTCCGGCTTGTAGGTCAGCTCGGCCGCCGTGCCCTTCTTGCCCATCTTGCGCTCGCCAATATCGTTCAAAGTGGCGAAGTCGTAGGCCTCAACCTCGTAGGTGTAGAGGGATCCGCGCTTGCGGATGCCGTAGAGCAGGAACTGACGCGGAATCTTGCTGGACTCCAGAGGCTGTGACCATCCGGCGTCAGCGCCGCCGGGCAGCTCCACCAGGGAATTGCCGTTGGCATCGGATAGCGGGAGGTTGTTGCGCAGCCGCATGATCGCCGGGAACAGGTTCTGCAGCGCCTGGAATGTGAACGGCTCATCCTGCTTGGTGATGTCCGACTCGAAAGGCCAATTTGTCTGTTCGATCATCTGGTCATCGGTGTCGATCTTCGGCTTAGTCGAGGCGCCGTTGCCTTCGCCGAAGGCGCCGACGAGGTGGAATCCCTCATTCGCTGCGGCGTTGTTCACCCACTGGCCGTTGACTCGCTTCTGCGCGAACAGGTCTGCGCGCAGCTGCCCATCCGTGGCGAGCGGGTTCCATGCCACCGTGCCGTCAGGGTTGTGCGGCGAGATGTTCGTCGCGGCGCCGCGTGCGTCGCGGAATGCGACACCGATGAGGCCGGTGCGGTGCCCGCCCTGGAATCGGTTGTCGACAGTGGTGTAGCCACCAGCATCGGGAGTTGTGCCGGTTGTGGGTCGCGCCATGGTGACGCTCCTTTCGGGTACGGGAATGAACCGGAAGGCATTCCGGCATGGACATGGGCTGAATGCGGCCAGGGCCGCGCACCGTCAGGTGACGGTGACGTAGGAGAGGCCCAGGTGATAGCGGGCCGTGTAGCGCACGATCTGCTCGTGCTCGTAAGGCATCCGGAATGGCCGGATGAGACAGGTGCCGAAGTCAAGACTGGCCGTGGTGCCGTCGGACATGGTCACCGTGGCGCAGGTCCGGAATAGCAGGTTCATCCGCCGATGGCCGCGCTTGGCAGCGGCTTTCGCAGCTGGAGCGCCGAGGGCGTAGAAGTCCAGCTGGACAACCGGATCCGAGGTGCCAGCATCCGGATCATCGGGCCCGGATATGCCGGTGATCTCACAGAACGGCAATGCGTCGCCGAGCTTGCGTTCAACGGCCGACTTCATTACCGGCTGCATCCAGCAGGCGACGAAGTCCTCTTCGTCGGGCGAGTCCTGTTCGTACAGAAACGGATCGCTCATTCGTGATCGCCGTCTGTAGTGACGCCGCCCTTGAGGCTGCCACCGAAGTGTTCGGCCGTTCTCTGTACGGGTGCGAGTGGTTTGGTCGGGGTGTTGGGTCCGACCATTCGGAACTCGCCGTCGGCGACCTCAACAGGTCGACGACCCTTCTTGTCCCGCTTGCCCTTCTTGCCACGGGATTGCTTCTTGTCTGCGCCGGTGCCGAACTCGACGAAGTGTGAGTACCAGGCGGTCGGGCCGACAACGCCTTTGCCGTTCTTAGCCTTCTTCATAACTCTCCAGGAGGCCGCGAACCCGCCCGAGTCCACCGGGGACACGCTGCGCCCGTATGGAATAACTTCCTCCGTCATAAACGCGTCAATCCCGGCGTCGACCTCGACCGACCCGCGCAGCTTCTTGTCAAACTCGCTGTCGGACATACCGAATCGCGCGAATGGATTCCCCATCAACCGACCTGCCGCTTGCACATGATCGTGACGTGATGGACTGGGCCGTCCATGTCATGCTTCGGCATCTTCTGCCCGTCGACTTGAAAGACGAACTGCAACGTCGACTCCGCATCGAGGTCCAGCAGCTCGGGATGCTCCGTACCGTCGTAGAGCAATTCGCCATTGCCCTTGACGGCCAACGCCACGGCATCCGCCGGTGCGGTGAGCTTCCATCGCTCAGTCGTGACATCGGTCTGGGTCACCGGCGTTTCCACCGACGAATACGGCCGGAAGCGAACGCCAGGGCATCGGGTCGCGACCCGGACATCCTCGCGGATGCCACCCCAGCCGGGTTGACCAGTCTCGGTGACTGACAGGAAGGCGACCGTCTGGCCGCCAAAGCTCTCGGTCATGGAGCCAGCAGGATCCGATATTGCGAGAACAGCGCTTCTAGCCGGGCGTCTGTGGAGATGATGCCGACGGCCCACTGGTACTCAACATCGTCAATCCGCTTGCGGATCAGATCGCCGCTGTCCCGGCTCTTGTCATCACGGTCCATAAGGTCCGCCAGCCTCAGCACCGCACGGCGCCAGTCGGCCGCCTCGATCTCGCTGTACCCGTGGGTCATCGTCACCGAGATCCCGCCCTTGCGGGGCGTCCACAGGCCATTCGGGTACTTCTCTACGGTGCCCTCTTGCCGGGACATGTCCAGCTTGGTCGCATCCCATGGCACGCCGTTCTCGCTGATGGCGCTGATCGCAATCAGGTTCAGCGTGGGGAGCGATAGGACGCGTCCGCCAGGGCCGTCGATTGTGAGTGTCACCCCGGCCTGTACAGGCGAGACCGACCAGCCGCAGTATCGGCGCGCAGCGGAGAGCGCCGCATTGAGCAGATCCTGCGTGTCTTCGTCGGTCCCGCCCGCCAACCGGCCCTTGGTGTACCGGTTGAGGTCGTCCGGGGTGAGCTCAGCCATCTAGGACCGCGCCACCGGGCTCTTGCCGCCGTTGCCAAGCACGGCCACGGCGGAGAACACGCCACCGGTGGTCGCACCCGAGGTGGTGGCCACCAGGCGCACATAGCGCTTGGTCGGCCGGACGCCAAACGAGAACACGGTGTCGTCGTCGGCTGCAGCGATCGTCGGCAGTGAGCCCAGTACACGGGCGGAATCGACAGCGGTGAATCCAGTTCCCGACTGGTCCGATTCCTCCACCGTCACGGCCACCGTGCCGTCGGTGATGGTGCCGGTGGTGATCACGAATGCGATGTCGCGAAAGTTGTTACTGAACTGGTTGAGATCAACCGCTACGCCGTTCGCGGCACCGTTGGTCCGTACCGCCGAAGCGAGCGCCAGTCGGGCCAGTGTGTTGTTGTGTGTGGTGATCACTTCTCGTCGCCTTTCGGTGGGGTGGTCGAGACCGACCGGCGCGCGTTCGGCTCGGCGGATGCATCCTCGACCGGCTTGCCACGACGGCGTGCCGACTCGGCCACCACGTGTTCCTCGACGGGCTCGAACAGGCTCTCCCTGCCCTTGAACCCTGGGTCGCTGTCCGAGATCAGCGACCCTGCGACGACGATCCGGGGAACCCCGTCCTTGTCGTCATAGGAGAAGCCCTCTTTTGCTCTGTAAACGGCCATTTTGTATTCCTCTCAACAGGTTTGATGGAAGGTTGGGGCGCAGCGCAATGGCTGCGCCCCAACCTTGGCCGCTACTACTTGACGTTCAGCAGACGGAACCCGTTGGGGTTCACGACATCCGAGCCGATGCGGTAGTACGCGAACCATCCACGCTGGCCGGTCGGGCGGCGGTTGGCGCCGACCAGATGCGGAATGAACTCCACGGCCATGCCCAGACGGTCGGTGATCACGAAATTCTCCAGATCACCAAACACGGCGAGCTTGGTGCCCGTGGTGGTGGCCGATGCCATCGCCTCGGACTCCAGCGCGTCCCGGTTCAGCAGCTGCGGCGGCCGACCGTCGTTCAGGTTCGCCCAGTACCCACCACCGCCGGAGGTATCGAACTGGCGAATCTTGTTGTACGTCAGGTTGTTCGCCAACCACGACGCAGCCCCTCGGAAACGGGCGGGTAGTGCGCCCTGCAGCGCGTACACGTCCGCCAGGGCGAATGTCGCTGCCGTGGCAGTGTCGACCGCGATCGGGGCACCGGCGGCAGCCAGCGCGGTGATCAGGCCAGTCGGTTCGCCGGTGCCGGAGCCGACCGTCAACTTGGTCGCCTCCAAGTCGAGCTTGCCGCCAGCCAGCAGCCGCCCGACTTCCTGGGCCACGTTCTGCTCGTCCATCGAAGCCTCGATGGAGATCGGTACGAAACCACGGGCCATGTAGTTCGGGATGGACGGCTGCCCGAAGTCGGTCGAGTCGTCCGAGACCTCGCTACCTTCCGCGTCGAACGACCAGGAGACATTCGAGGAGGACACCCCGTGCCACACGTCGCCGGTGGCGACAACCTGGCGAGCAGCCTGGCGGATGTCGCTGCGCACACCCGAGCTGGTGACGATCACCGTCGGGTCGAGCTGGAACGGCACCAGGTAACCGCCCTTGTTGTCGGTCAGCGACATCGCGCGATACTGCTCAACATCGGCGATAGCGCGCTGTTCGACCTCGGTCAGAGAGTGACCCTTGCCGACGGCCAACTTCGACCAAGCGCGCAGGTATGCGGGCTTGGATGCGACCAGTGCGAACCGAGCAAGGCGCGAGTCCTCGGAATCGTGCTGCTCGATGATGTTCGTCGCCGCCTGCCGGATGTTGTCACTGGCACCGGGCATCTTGGCGATAGCCGACAGCGCACGGGCCCGAAGCTCGGCACTGACCTCGCTGAGATCGCGCCCGTAGGTGCGCATCTCGGACAGATTCCACGGGTCGCGGAACCGGCAGTCCTCGATGCTGTCGGGCTCCAGGATGGAATCGCGGTCGTACTCATCCCGCGAACCCTGCGAGCTTCCGGCGACGGCACGCTGACGTGGCCGCGCGCCCTCGGCAACGCCCGCTCGTGCGGAGTTCACGCGTGCCATTTCGGCAGCGCGCTCCAGTCGGCCCATGTGAATGGCGAGCTGGTCGAATTCCTCACCGAGGGAGCGGAACTCGGCGTCCTCGTCCGGCGTGGGGGTGTCCAGCTCGTTGATCTGCTCCATGCGGGCATGGATCTCGTCGGCCCGGTTACGGGCCTGGCTGTAGGTCAGCGTGGGGCCCCGGTCGTCGTCGGATGCTCCGGCGACGGGCCAGATGGGACCGCGCTTGCCGATGCCGAGTGCACGCAGTCCGGTGACTGGGTGGATCGGCAGTGTCTGGTAGTTCATGCTCTTTCACCAATCGTTCGTAGGGTCAACAACCGATCGCGCTGGTTCCTCAGACGAAGCTCTTTGTCGCTGAGGGGGCGCGGATTCGACGGGTGCTCACCTACGGGCGACTTCTCATCGCTGGTGGATCGCTGCGCGTCGTCGGACTCGGCCGGGCGTTCACCTACGGGTGACTTGTCGTCACCGGTGGATCGCTGCGCTTCCGCGTCCTGTGATTGCGCCGAATCCGCGAGGAATACGGCGCGTGCGAGTAGCTTTCGCTGCTCCGGGTCGTCGAGACGACCCAAGTCAATTACCCCGGATCGCATACTGACCGAGGTGTCTGCATAGGCTGGCCAAACGACCGGGCCCATCTCTGGAACCTGCAATTCCTTGAGCGTCCGAATCGGCAGGTCGTCATCCGGCACGTCGCCGAAGTACGTTCGATCAAGCTCAGCGCACAGCGCCTGGTCATCCTTGATCGGTCGCCCATCGGCATAGGTCCATCCCTCACGAATGACACTGAACCGGAATGACATACCGCTGATGGCCTGTGCCTTGATTGCGTCCCGTACCGGCTGCATCAGCCAGTTGTCGAACACTCGGCCGATGATGTGTGCGCCACCCTCTGGCGCGAGCTCGGGGTCGGTGTCCTCGGTGATGGACCGCAGTTCAGCGATCGGGATGGAACCAATCAGCGGGTGGCGGCCATGGTCGAACTGGATCTTGGGCGGGGTCTCCCTGAATGAGCGCTTCATCGACCCAGGCGCGATTACTTCGCGGAACCGACCCTCCCAGGAATCAATGATGGTCCCCCGGTTGAATACTGCGCCGTATCCGTCGATGGTGAGACCGTCATCGGATTCGCCGTCGTCGGTTGTGTCGCGGAGTTTGAACGGGGTTTCCCGAACGCTCTGCATCGGCGGGCGCGCTGCACGCTCACTGGTCGCCATTGGAACCTCCATCGGTTGGTGTCGGCGCGGTGCTCGGGCTTGGGGAGCCGGGCGGTAGAAGTTGGACGCTGGTCAGTCCCGTGTGCTCCAAGAGGTTGAAATTTCCAGACTCAGCTGCCGCGACTGCGGATTCGGGGGTGAATCCCGCAGTGATCAACGTGTTGATCGTCGTCGCGCGTACCTGCTGAATTTCAGCTTCGTCCTTCTCGTCCTCGCGAAGGAACGGAACATCGCTCGTGTCGTACCAGAGACGAGATGACGAGTCTCGCGGCGGGATGATCTGCTGCAGTGACCCAGAAAGGTTCTGCCACAACGGGTGCGCGGTGCCATCGGCCAGACGACGGCGGGCCTGCCCGTAATTCGAGTACGTCGCCGAATCGAGGCCCTTGGCAAGGCCAACAATCACCGGCGGTACACCGGCCGCTGCAGCGACGCGCACCTCACCGCCCTCGCGCACTTCGGCGAAGTCGATATCTTTGAGGTTGGTCCCCACCACCGTCGCATCGGCGCCTGGGTAGAGGTTCAGCGTCTTGTAGGCGTTCCCGGCACCCGCGTGGCTTGAGTTGACCTCGGCGGCCCACTTCTTGACCGCATCACGGTCTGCCATTGGGCTGTGCTTGATGATCATGTTTGGGGTAGCACCGTTGTCGAAGAATTTCGACTGATGCAAGGTCATCGCCTGATCGGCTTGTATCTCACGAAGAATCGGTGTCAGCCAAGACATTCCGCGAAGCTCGAAAAGTGGGTCTGGGATCGGCATGAAGTGCGCGACCTCATCAGCCAGGAGTGCGGTCGGTTCTTTCTCTGCACCGCGACCGCCTTCCCAGTAGAGGAAACCGACTTTCCGCCAACCGATCTGGCCGACATCGCGCGAGGCTGTGATGCCCGCCTGGCGGGCCTCGACGACGATGTCCACCCAGTCCGGGCGCATGCACACCAGTTCGTCACCGATCTTGGCGGCATAGGCATTCCCGCCGAGGTCGGCGTGCTGCATCATCTTGGATAGCAGATCCTGGGTCGTGCCGCCCTGCCACGGCTTCTCCAGTAGCGCCAGGCCCTCCGATCCGTAGGTGCCCGCCGGTTTTCCTTCTCGCATCCGCTGCCATTGAAACCTGATGGTGGAGAACAGCATTTGGCGGACCAGCATGCAGGCGAACACCACGCCGTTCGCGCCGTATGCATGGGTAGCGAGTCCGACGAAGTTGTTGGGCGCCATGACGGTCGCCTGGCCTGCCAGCGTCTGCTGGACAACGGGGTTCATGCTCATGCCGTAGCCGAACCCGTTGAATGAGAATTGATTCGCCAACACTGCGTACTCGTCGAGCGTCATCCGCTCATCTCGGCGGCGCAGCCGACTCAACAGGTTCACTTCTTCTTGGCCCCGTCACGCAGCAGCACGACACCGGCAGCCACGGCTGCCACGGCGAGCAGGGCTCCCGCTGTGACGAATGCCCAACCGCTGCCCGCCAGGATCGCGACGCCGGACACCATCAGACCGATAGCCACGACGACCACCGCGACGGTGGCGGCGAAAACTACCTGCAGTGCTGTCACAGAGTCACTCCGAATCCTGTTGTGTGGTCATGTCCATAGCGGCTCCCATACCTCGATGGCGGGCGGCGCGGTATCCAGTGCTTGGACGGCGAATGTCACGGCCATAAGTTGCACGATGTCGCTCTTGGCGTCCTTGCGGTCCCAGGCCCAGGAGTCAGCGAGGTCGCGCATCTTCCCGGCCGTTACCGCGTCGGCGAGTGGTTTGCCGCCCTGGTGGCGCAGCTCGTCTTCGTTGAACTTTGAGTAGAACGTTCCGCATGCTCGCGCGACCTCGGCGGCGCCTGCGTTGCGTAATCCCTTGTCTGGTGGTGTCTCTTCGTCGTCGGCGTCCGCCACCTCGAAGCCGAGCTTCTTGAGGTCCGATAGAAGGGATCCGGCAGCGCTGCGGTCGTCGAGCATCCATCCGCACGGACGCCAGGTGTCGCGGAGTTCGGCCATCCGGCCAGGTATCCAGCTGATGCCAGGCCTCGATGCCACATTGCCGCCACGGATCGCGGGTACGATGCCGACGTGGATCTTGCCGTCCTCGCGGTAACCGGCAACACCAATCGCTGCAGAGGTCTGCATCTTGTTGACGTACACGCCGAACGCGAGTCGCGGTCCTGGTTTCGACTTCGCGTCAGTCCTGGCCGCCCAGCCGTCTTTCGAGATCAGCGGAGCGTCTTCCATCGGTGGCTGGTCGTGCCAGCCCATGCGCTCGCGGCCATACTCGGCAGGGTCGAGCGAATCCCGTTCGCCTTCGAGGTACGCCCAGGTGATCCGCTTACCCGCCTGCGGGTTGGCCATGACAATGTATTCGCGCTTGTCCATCGCGCAGCCCGGATAGCCGACGTAGTGGGGGCATTCAGGGTCCTCGCATGCGTCCTCTGGCGCACAGAACTCCAGGTACCCCAACCGCTTCCGGGGCGCCAGGTCAATCGACCGACCGCGCGCAACCAGCTTGCGGAGCACCTCGGACTCCGGTCGACAAGCCGACGATCCGATCAACAGCTGTGGATCCGGCACCGCCGACAGCGTCGGCATCAGCGAGCCCATATGCGTGTTCCGCAGGGCGAATCCCTCATCAAGGATCACCTTGTTGCCGGTCAACCCACGACCACCGCTAGTGGTGCGGGCCTTGAACAGGATGCGCTGCCCGTCCGGGCATTCCTTCGACGACTTGAACGCGATGGCCTCCTGGCCAGCACCACGGAAGACGCCGTTGGTCGGGCCATCCTCCAGCCGCTTCGCCAGTGACGGTGTGTTCTCGATCAGGTTGACCAGATCGTTGAACGCCTCACGCGTAGGCGTCATCTCGTGCGCCGACCAGGTGATCAAGCGCTGCTCGGTTATGTAGATCCATCCGAGCGCGGCCTGCTTCTCCATGCCGGTCTTCATGTTCTGCCGAGCGCAGATCACCACCGACTCAAATGCGGTCGATCGGCCATTCGAGTCGATCCCAAACAGTCCGTTGAGGCCGATCTCCTGCTCGGCATCCGGCGGGAACCCGGCTAGGTCGCACAGGTCCGCCACTTCGGGGCCGAACGTCTCGGAATACGCCGGGAAGTTGGCGTACGCCGGTTCAACCAGCGGCGGCGGCGCGCTTCGCGTCACGTCGTGCCTTCAAATCGTCGACAGGATCGTCCGCCACCGTGGACACCGAGCGGGCCTCCCCCATCACGCGTGACAGCTCCTTCGACAGCGACGCGACACCGGTGTTCATGCCCGGCGCATTGACGATGCGCCTCGCGATCTCCATCGCGTGCTGACCGATGACCGAATCGACCTGCAGCAGCTTCTCCAGCTCATTGCGAACCGAACTGACCAGACCGTCGGACGGCCCCGCGTCCACCACGGGCGGCGGCGGCGCCGGAGGCCCCGAACGTGATCGTCGGGTCCGACACGTGCCGCTGCAGTACTTCGCTGTCGGTCGCTTGGCCTCGAAGGGCTCGCCGCACTGGTCGCATTGACGCTGCACAGCAAACCCCCTTGCTGGCAACCGAGTTAGCTACTAACGCTGTAGCGTTACCGAACTTGTTGCGAAATAGATATGTCGATAGGGGGCGGGGTCGATGGCGCCGGATCGGCCACGATCGATACCCACCCCCCACCCTATTGACCTGCGGCGATGCAACGCCGAGGGCGAGGGGTGCGTGACCTGCGACGATGCGGCTAGCGCACCATTGTTTGCCAGTTGCGCGGGCAGGTCGGCCAGCAATGAGAAGCCAGCTACCAGGGCTGGCTGGTGTCGACCGGCGGACCGGCGAATTGGGTCTGTCGGCCCGCAGTCGCCCGGTTGCCGCCAGCGGTGCAATCGGCAGTGTGGGCATGCTCAGGGCCTCGGTACTTGGTGCGGTCGTCGTCATCGTGGCCGAGGTCCCAGGCTTGCCCCTTGCGGATCGGCTCACCACAGCGCCAGCAGGTGGCGCGCCCAGACTCAACTTCGGGCTTGAGTTGGGCGCGGAGCTTCTTGTGCTGGTAGTCGTAACCACGCTCGGTAGTCGAGCCCTGCGACGGCATGGGGAGGCTCCTCGCTCGTGCGGTGCACAGCTTTGGCGCCGAGCAAGCTCGTGGTCGTACCCACCGTGTCGGCGCCGGGTTCCAGAATCATCACGTCCGCAGACGCTCCCCGGTAACTGTGGCAGCAGGGATTTAGGAAGGCGATCGTGCCGCCCGAGGTGAATCGGAACTCCTGCTCGCCGCGAGCACGGTTTACCCGCGATACCCACTGTCTCAAAGGCTCTTGATTGGAAAGCTTTTCGGCGATGAGAAAGGCCTCGCGCGTGGACTCATGTTTCGCGCTGACATATACGACCCGCTCGCCTAAGCATGCGTGCACGAATGCGACGTGGAGCCACTGCGCTCGCCTATCCCCAGGCATCCGGTCAGCCACGACTGAATCCCACGGGGGTCGCGGGCTTGATTCCGTCGGCCTCCATGGTGAAACCGCCTGGCCGCGTGGTGACCACGATCGTGGCGTCCCCGACGGACTGGCCGACCATGACGAGGGTCGCGGCGTGTGCAACGGCGCCCATGACCGCGAGTCCCCAAGGTTCGCCGCCGGTCTGGCTCTGCAGAGTGGGGATATCGGGCGGGGTCTCGCGCCAGGTGCCGGGGTCGGCATCCATCAGGGTCTCGCCGTCGACAGTGATCTTGATGTGGGACATGGGCTTAGATCGCCCTCTCGTGTTTGAGCACGGCCATGATGGCTTGTGCGGCGGTTCGGGCGTCTGCGCCCGACATGTGCGGAAAGTCGGGGATCTCAGCCTCGCCTGAGTAGGCGCCATCGAGAACGTCCGCGACCATGCTCGTGGTGCGCTCCTGCTCGGTGTAGCACCTGCAGCAGTAGTCGTGATCATCGCAACTGCAGCAGGCCATTACGCGCCCAGCTTTCGGAGTTGGCGGGCATCGACAGTCACGTCGTCGGTCTTGCCGACCGTGAGCACGAACAGAGGCGTCTTGCGCTGGTGATCGCGGTGGTCGTACAGGGTCACGATGCGCGTGCCGTCAGGCGCCTCTGCGGCGGCCTGACGCAGTTGCGCGGCATCAGCTTTCGTGAGCACGTCGAACTCGGCACCAATGACTGAGTCGAGGGCCTCGGCCCACAACTTGGCGGCCTCGCCGATCATCGCCTCGGCCTGCTCGTCGGACATGCCCGCTGCGCGGAATCCGGGAATCGGGATCAGCTGTGGCGGACCGTTTCCGGTGCCGGGATGCGGCAAGGCACCCGCACTGAATGTGCGGGTGAGTAGGTCTATCAGGGATTGATTCATCAGCGGCCGAACCTACGGAGTAGCCGTCGCCACCATGAGGCCTTGCGTACAGCGACCCCAGCTGCATTCGGCAGCGCGGGCGAAGTACCGGCAATCCCGTCAAAGATCATGGTGGCCCAAGACTTTTCGAGCAGCTCGCCAGCATCCCTGCCTGCTGCCGCGAACCGCTCATACGCCTCGCGCTTGCGCCGTTGAGCCGCATCCAGCTGCCGCTGCGCTTTGGCGACACGCTCCTCGCCATCCTTGAGCGCGCCCACCATGTGCCAGCCCTCGTGGGTGAATAACTCGGGGCGTAGATTCCCGTCAGGATCAAACGGGGTCCACGGGCGGCGCCGTAAGCGGCGAAACCAACGGGCAATGGTGCGCTTCATGGGGTTCCCTCCTTGGGCTAAGGGATGGGTGCCATCATTCGGTTACCCACACGATGGACCTGCGCCGACATAACATCAGCACCATGAATGAGCAAGACCTCGATCTGGTGCGCAACGCGGCGGCCGACACGATCCGACAGTGCAGCAAGTACGACACGGGCTTTAGCTTGCAAGAGCTCGGACCCGAGCAACGAGAGTTTCTGGACTGGCAACTGCGATTAGCCCAGACCCAAGCGCTCGTTGCCATAAGCGAGGAACTGGCCCTTGCGCGCCATGATCGTGCGGTCGAGAGGCGCCTTCCGAGAATGGGTTAGCTCACCCCGAAACAACGAAAACCCCAGCTAGGCCGGGGTTTTCATGCCGTGGACATAGTGGTCCCACCGACATGTTGGGACTCATTTTGCCATACGCGCAGGTCAGCGCTGGCATCTCAGATTCGGCGCGTGTCGCGACCCGCCGTGCCCAGTGACCTAGCCGGAGCCGTAGCGGACGGAGAAGCACAGCTCGGGGTCTGAGTCCTTCTCGTCCTCACGGCGTTTGGCAGGGTCGCCATCGATCTCGCTTATGGAGGGGAGTGCAGTCGGCAGAGGCGTGGCGTACATGGGGCCGTCATCTCGCTGCGGTATCGGATTGTCGCGTTGCCACGTAAGGCGATCCACTTCTCCCAGCGCCCGCTGCCGGTTCGCGAGCATTTCCGCGCGCTCCTTGTAGCAGTGCAGTCCCTTGGCGAGTAATTCGGAACCGTTGTAGTCAACGATGTGGTTGTCCGACGGGTCAGGCTTGTCGACGACCGAGATGACCCAGACGATTATCGCGGTCGCGACGACGGCGACCAGCCCGATAAGCGCGGCGGTGGCGTTCTCCTTGTTCGCGGCGGTCTTTCTGTCGAGCGCGTCCAATCGCCCTGTGACCTCGCCGCGCAACTTCGCGATTTCGGCCTTGAGATCAGCGATCGGATCAGCGGGCTCCTTGGCCGCGTCTTCCGCGTGTGGGTCGTCCGGGTTATCTCCGTCGGCCATACGCTTCCTTCCTTCGCTGGTAATCGAACTTTATCGCGGGGGTCCGACATGAGCGATGTCATTGAATCGCGGCGCGTCCCGCCATTGGATTGCCACCAAAACAGGCCTTGACATACCACCGTGGCAACCCACACACTGTCTTATGTGTATGACATTAGCGATTGTATCTGTCGGTTGTGTATGACACAATCGATGTATGCGAATCGTCTTCCGCTTCACTCAGTCCTCGCGCAAGCACCGGATCGGGCGGGCTCACGCCAAGGCGGCCATGAGCAACGCCGTGCTGGTGGAGATCCGCAACGACGCGCGTGGCGTCATGGGGATGTTCATTGGCACCGACGACCGGGGTATCGATCTGGAGATCGGCATCAAGGGCGTGGACGAGGTGTGGGACGGGCAGCACGCGGTGTGGCTGGTCATCCACGTCATGCCCCATCGATTCCGGAAGTAGCAGAAGGGTGCGCACCATGAGCCGCAAAGAAGAGCCGATGATCATCGACGAGGACATTGACCTCGACGACGAGGTGGTCACGGTCGACGGTGAGCGCCTCACCAACGCAGACGCCGACGCACTGGCCGAGGAGGCCGCGCGGGTCAGTCGCGAGCGATCGAACGCCAACCTGATTCCGGGCCGAAAGTCACTGTCTGGCGAGGGTCAGCATTCACCGACCGTCCAGACGCGGGTACCGCAGTGGGTCAAGGATGAGTTGGTGGCCGAGGCCGCCGAGCTCGGTCTCGCGCGAGGCAATTCGGCCGGCGACGGCAAGCTCGTGCAACGGATCCTGACAGAGCACGTCGAGGCGCGTCGCGAACAGCAGGCAGGATGAGTACCGACGCGCTGCGCGAGAAGCTGGCAGCCCTCGCGGCCAGGTGGGCCCAGGAGGCGCAGGCGCCAGGCGTCTATCCCGACGAGGCCGCCGCCCTTGAGTGTTGTGCTGATGAGCTGACAAGGGCTATCGCCGAGGTGCCCGAGGCTTAACCCCGCTGGGCTTTCTCGTATGCCGAGCCGGGTCCGTCGAGGATCCGGCACTCGGCGCCGAGCTTAGGCGCGTATGTGACGGCGCCACAGTGGCACAACCAGGTGTGGTGACGCTGTCCGCATTCGCACGCCGGACAGCTTCGCCGCCAGCCAGGTTCGTCAATGCTGTGCCAGTTCGGGCAGTACAGCGGACTGACGATGGTCCAGCCGTCGCCGTTGGGCACGAGGTCACCGACGTACGCGTTGGGGAACCGATCGCGCGGTGGACGTGCCATAAGCACGTTGTACGCCGAGGTGCCGACACCCTGGTCTACTGTCTCGACTTCTGAGCACCGCACCCAGTACGCCTGAGCACTAAACTCAGAGATACCTCCTCACGGATGCCACTGGCAAGACAAAGGCACGGGCATGAACCCTGCTAGTGGCAACGAGAGGAGGTAGGAATGGCAGAAAAGCGCGAAGCGCCGCCGATCTGGGCAATTTCAGTTATCAATTGCCTGATCAATCTGGCGGCGCTCCTGTTGCAGCTCCACGCCGAACACTGGTTCTAGTAACCGGTCAGCAGCCCGACTCCCGGTGCAACGGGAGTCGGGCCTCGCTGTTTCAAGAGCGAGTGCCCTGGTGAAGGTGTAAACCACTTTACACCTCGCCGTCTAGCTGTCCATCTGGTCGCTGCAGGTAGGGGCCGGTTTGGGACCAATTAGCCTCACTGACCGCCGACAACCTCCGCAACCATGAGCATCAGCTCGCCAACCGCCGTGAGCTCGAAATCGCCGCGACAGCTGCAGTCACACCCATCGGCCAGCCCACGGCCTTTGACTCGCCGGAACTTCGCCAGTACCACCTTTGACGGAACGCCGGGGATGCCGTCGAAATCCCCACGAGGCAGTGGTCGCCCGGCGAGCACCTGCTCGACATCCCAACGCGTCGCCGGTTGCAGACGGTCGCCATGTTGTCGGCGGGCCAGCACAACCGCACGCATGAACACCAAGTCTGGGATATCGCGGGCGTGCCGGTAGCCGCCCTCCGGCGGCGCGGGGATGGCTGTCATTGGGGCCACCGCCATAGCGTGATCGTCAGATCGGCGTCGGCCAGCACGGACGCCAGCACCGCGTCGACCGGCATCAGCCGCTGCTCCAGCGCCTTGCACGTCATGCAGAACCACACGCGGGCGTGATGCTCGTCGGACTCCGAGCAGTGCTCACGGGCCTGGTGGGAGATCGCGGACGGGATCTCCATCTAGTCGCACTCGCATTCGCACTCGGGGCATTTTCGGTAGTCGCATGGGCATCGGGGGCATTCGCACTGGCAGTCGCCGCAGAATCCCCTCTTGCCCGTCGCCGCCCGGTCGCTCACGCCTTTGCCTCCAATCGTGTTGCGTTCCTGGGTCGCTCAGCTCGCACCGCACGCACGTCGCCAATGCGAACCATCTGGTGGCCGTCGGTATCCCGGCCGCGCAACGGAACCCATCCGCGCCGGATCCACCGCTCGATCGTCGACTGCGGTACATGCTCATCAAGGCGTGGGAGCACCACGTCGACCAGCTCACGCACGGTCGCATTGCGGTCGTCAAGCTCGCCGAGGTTGCGCGCAAGCACATCGTCGACCAGGTGCACGGTCTCGCACTGTGGGCACATTATCGAGCCACTGTGACTCGGCGCGGTGAGCGCATAGCCGCACCGGGTTGTGTTGTCACCCTTGGCTGCTCGCTCCTTGAGTACCGCGTCCGGAGCGGGGTCAGTGATGCATGGTCCGATGGTCATTGGCTCCGGCGGACGGTTGACGACCCGCATGGCGGATCGGAACACGTGCTCGATCTCGTCGCAGATCTCGGCGCCGTTCTCCTGTAGAGCCACGTCGGCGGCGTGGTTGTACAGCCACTTGGTCATCCGCGTGGTCGTCGTGACCGAGCGAGTGTCCTCGGAGCGCCTCCCGGCGTACATCACCCGCAGATTCCCCGGCGGGACCGCAACGGGTGTTCGGATCTCTGGTGCGCCGTCACAGTCGTCACATAGAGGCCCGGCCGCCGACGTTGGCAACGACACGAAGCAACGCGCGCAGGCATCCGGCCGGGACGGCGCAGCCGCGTCGATGACGAACCGTGTGGCCGGTACCGCACTCTCGGATTCATCGACCGCCAATGGCCTTGGCCGGGTACGGAACTCCGGCACGTCCAGGCCGCGCGTCTCGCACATGTCGCGGATGGTCGTCGACAGCGCGTTGCCGATCCGGTCCAGCTCGTCACTCGCACGACCGTTGACCCGGCCGAGCGCCAGTGCGTGCCACAGCGCGGCCTGGTGCCGGTCCCGGTGGTCCCTCGGCGTCGGGGTGGCGTCCTTGTCGCGCGGGAACGGCTCGACGTGGCTCACGAGGCTGTCGTCGCCGTGTAGCACGTCTCGGCGCTCACCCTTGCGCGCACCATCGCCCAGGTTCGCCTGTCCTACAGCGGTTTCCGTGAGCCTGTCTAGCCACCACGGCAGGTCGGCAAGCCGCTTGCGTAGCTCCGATACGCATGCCTTGCACACGAACAGATCGGTTGCGCGTTCACAACGTTTGCACTTGGTCAACGGTTGAATCCCCTTACCATCTCGGCGAATTGGATATCGATGTCGTGCTGTTCGATCTGGGCGAGACACCGGCGCTGCCACGGCTGCAGCTGCATACCGAGGTGTTCGCACATCTGCGCCATGCGGTCAGCGTCGCCGTGACGCATGCGCTTCATGCAGACCCATCCCGGTTGATCGGGTACCCGTACGACCCCCAGAATCGGAGCGCGCGACGCGCGGCGCGGCGGGCGCCCCATCGCGTGCAGGTGTATCCGGAGCTCATGCCGGTTACGGCGGTCACGGGCATGTTCGTGATGACCCACTCCCAGCGTCGGGTGCCGGGAATGGGTGAGCGCTTGACCCAGCAGCCCAGCGCCGTAACCCCTCGCGCCTCGACATCGGGGAGTGTGATGGTGTGCCGAATGCCGTTCGTGCGCCAAGTGATTGTGCGATCCCTCATCGCGCACCACTAGTCGAGAACGTCGTGAACGCGTCGGGGCCCGTGGCGCAGTACCGGTGCGTCTCCCAGCCGTCGGTGAGCCGCTTCTCGATATGCCAGAAGCCATCGGACTTGCGGATACGCCAGGGCGCAGGCGGCCGATTCGGCCAGAACGGGGGGTCGAGTCGAATCGTTCGGCGCAATGGGTCGCTGAACACCGACGCGAGGGTGTAGGGCGATGGCGACGGCTCGCTGAATCCCTCACGGAACGGCCAGTAATGAGGGTTGTGCGCCTGGTCCGGGAGCTCTGCCTCGGGCTCGCGCGGCTCGTCGTGTACTGCGCCGTCGTACCAGTAGCCCTCGGCCAGCGTGCCGTCGCCGAGCTGGATGGCCACGCGCCCGCCCTCTTCCAACCCCGGACAGGTGAACCACTCGGGGCTCGCTTTCTCGGTCATCGTGTCTCCATTCGCGTATCGATTCCTGGGGCCGTGGTGGACGCTGGCGGGTATTCGGGGGGTCGGTGACTATCCGGTCGCGGCGGGCCGGTTTTCGAGCGCTACAGCCTCGGACCGCGAGGGATGGAACGCGCCGTCCTTAAGCGGCTTCCCGTCGTGGTTGACGCAGACGTAGCCCGGCTTGGCGCGGCAGGACACCCATGGACACGTGATGTTGAGCTCGCGCGCCCGGCCGGATCCCTCACTGGGTCGGGTGAATTGGCGAACCGGCTTACCCACGGCCTCGACGAGCTCGCCGAGGCGCTCGCGGTTGCGTGCCTCCAGCGCGGCGTCTCGGCCGTCCTCGCGGGCCCGGCGGTCGTCGGTGCTCTCGCGTGCGAGCTGGTCGCGGCGCTTGGCCTTGACACGCTCGTAGATGTGGCCGGGCTGCATCCACACGTCGGGGCGCTCGCGCAGATGGTCGCGTACCGCGTCGATGGCCATCTCAACCGGCAGCTCACCGATTACGGCTTGCCACACGTCGACATCGGACTTGCCCACCGTGCGCCGGTCGGCGGCCACGACGGCGGTCAGCACGTCGATTACCTCGTCGCGAGTCATTCCAGCTCCAATCGGCCGTTATTCGACTTGAGGGCTTGGGCCTGGGCGACGCGCAGATCAGATGTCGATTGGGCGGGCCCGGTCGCGGTCACGCGCTGCTGCTCGGCTTGGACGGTCTTCGGTGAGGCGAGCCAGGAGGCGAATGCGGCATCCCAGTTGGCCACCACCCGGCCCTGTGTCAGGGCGTGGTTCCGGAACGCATCGGCGGCGGCGTCAAGATCCTTGAGGCCGAGCGCCTTCGCCTTGGCTCGGTGCGTCAGGTTCGGCTGCCAGTTGTCGGGGATCACCGACAGTGGTGGCGCAATCGGCGCGGCCGGTGCGAACACGTCGACCGCGCGGTCGCGCGGGTTCTCTCTCTTCTGTCCTGTTCCCCTGTTCCCCTGTTCCTCTGTTCCAGGCGCTAGGGTCTCGCGAGCCTTTCGCGAGGATTTCGTGGAACTGCGCGAAGTGGACGGCTTTTCGCTGGTCGGGCGGGCAATGGTGCCGTCGGGCAGCGGATACCGGGGTGCGTTCGGGTGGTCGATGCGTTGGTGGTCTGCCCACCCGTTTACGAACAGGAATGAACGCCCATCGACCTCGTACCGGACGATGCGAAACCCTTCGGCAAGTTGCCGTAATCCTCGCGACACCTTCGCGAATGTCTCGCTAGGGTCTCGCTCTAAGTCGTCTGCGAACAGGTCTGCGGCGATCACCGATACCCGGTCAATACCGACCCCGTTGTCATCGACGTACGACCACAGCCCGATGAACAGCAGCCGCGTGGCCCAGTCCTCGATGGCGCTGATGTCCTGTGAGCGCCAGAACTCGGGCTTGATGGAACGGATACGCATTTACCTCTCCTGATTCGCGAGATCGAGCAGCACGTCGGCATGGCAACTGATTTCACCGAGAGAGCCATTGCGGTTCACACGCCGTGGTGGGCACCAGCACGCGAGGTCATGACCGGCCAGCTCGCGCCGGATCTCGTCGAGGCTCGGGTAATCGGGGTATCGGCCGTTGAGTAGGTCCCACTCGAACGCCTTGGCGGCGAAGTAGCGAGCAGTCCCAATGTCCGCGTAGGCGGGCCCGCCGTTTCGGTCCAGCGGTGAGCCGTGAACGCGGTACATCGTGCAGAACCGACCGCGCTCCGGCGTGATCCGGATCGGATTGCCCCACCGGCTCGGCCGTGACACCACGATCGCGCCAACCGGCTTACGCCAGCCCTTGACGCGGCGCAGCTGGATTCGCTCAGGCATCGGACCCTTTCGGCCGTGGCGACCAGGTGAGCACCGGCTGGTCGTTGATAGTGACGGCGTACCGGTCGCCGCGCTGCGTGAGTGTCACGATGTCGCCGACGGCTGGGGAGTGTGGGGCGCTGGCGAGTGTCTTGATGCGCCAGCGTTGGCGCCAGAATCGAATCCAGTGCCGAACGCGACGACGCTGGCAGATCGCCACGCAGTGCTCGCTGATTTGAAGGCCTACGCCGCCGAGCGGCAGTCCCACATCCAT